CGATCATCGTCGTGTCACGACGATCGCGTGCATCAAGCAACGGCCTGGTGGCAGAGTGGTCATGCAGCGGACTGCAAATCCGCGTACGCCGGTTCGATTCCGACCTAGGCCTCCATTGCAATCAACGATTTAGGCGCCTTATGGGCGCCTTCTTCGTTTGTGAAATGCGGTGGATTGGTGGCGAAATCGGGCGTTTGCCACTCGTTTTCAGGTGGCAAACTCGCGTAAGCTTGCGTCGTTTCCGATTACGCGAGTTTTCAGGGATGGCGACGAAGCGGCGGCGAGGGGCGACTTGGCATTACACGATCCGGCGGGCAGGGCTGTTGCCGAGGCCGATTTATCTGAGTTTCGACGATGAGGCCGAGGGTGATGAGTACGTGCGGCGCGTGGAGGCGCTGCTGGCGCGCGGAGTGGTGCCGGAGGAGTTCGGCGCGAAGCGGTCGACGCCGACGGCGCTGTTGAGTGATGCGGTGGCGAGGTACATGGATGTGCAGCATGTATCTGCCGACGATGCCGCGTTGTTAGATGTGGTGCTGATGCGCCTGCCGCGTGCGCTATCGTTGCTGGGGTTGACGTTCGCCTGGGCACAGGCCTGGGTGACGGCGATGAAGCGCGAGCAGAACCTGGCGCCCAGCACGATTCGACATTACGTGGGCGCGCTGGCTCGGGCGCTGGATTGGCTGGCTGCGCGGGGCGAAATCCCGACGAATCCGCTGCGGTTGTTGCGGAAGGGGTATTCCACCTACACGCCGGAAGATGCCCAACAGGTGGCGGTGGTTGAGGGCACGCCCAAGGCCGATGATGAACGGGACCGCCGGCTCGAGACGGGGGAGGAAAAGGCGATTCGTGCGACGTTGGCCGGGGCAAAGGCCGAAAGGCGTCAACGATCGCTGGAACTCAAGCATGCGCCGGCGCTGGTGCTGCTATTCGATATGGCGCTTGAGTCGGCGATGCGCCTGAGCGAGATGTATACGCTCACGGTGGATCAAGTGGATCTGGCGCGACACACGATCTTCCTTGACCGCACGAAGAATGGCGACAAGCGCCAGGTGCCGATCACGACGGTGCTGGGGAAACTACTCAAGCCGTACCTGCAGGGCCGCGAGCCTGGTGCTCAGGTGTTTCCGTGGTGGTCTGGCGAGCGATCGCGTGCGGAGATGCGTCGATGCACGGCGCAGTTGTCGCGGCAGTTCGCGCGAATTTTCGAGACGTCTGGGTGTGCCGATCTGCGGTTCCACGATCTGCGGCACGAAGCCACGGCGCGTATCTACGAGCGCACGGCGCTCACCGACATGCAGGTGGCGAAGATCACGGGCCACAAAAACCTGGCTTCGCTGCGTCGCTACGCGAACTTGCGGGCGTCAAATTTGGCGGCGGCGATGTGGTGAGGTTTTCGCCGATCTATTCGACGATTTCGCCATCTTGCATCCAGCACCAGCCTGCGCTTGTCACATAGCACCGGCGAGGCGGTGCGTCATCATTCATCGGTGCAGTGGGGACTGGTGAGCCTGGGCAGTGCCCGCCGCAAACCGTCGAGCACGCGCGACCAGCCGATGCGAGTGTTCCACTCCCGGCCGTCGACTACAGCGCGGTAGCTGTCGATCCTGGTTGTGCGGTATAGCTCGACCACGTGCGTGCGCGATTCGGGGCCGTCGAAGTCCTCGATCGTGATGCGCCGGCGCAGGTGCGGCGGTTGCCAGGTAGCGGGCCGTTGATCCTCGGCAGGCCGCTCCGGCCGCGGGTGCCACTTGCGGCGCGCGGTGTATTTGCGAGTTCGACGATACATTGCAGACCTTCAACGCTCCGGATAATGGGTGTTGGGCGGCATTGCGGTTCTGGTGGTGTACCGTATCTTTGCTTCTTGCATGACTCGCATGACGCTCCATTTCGGGTGTTCGTTGGCGATTTTGCGTGCCAGCGCCGTGATACCTGGTCGGCGCACCTCTGAAATATCCGCCAGCGAGTCGTTCCCCATAAACGCAATCTTTTTCATCGTTCTGCTCCGTCGGTGGGTTGCCGCCCAACTCTGCATTCCAGCGGACGCGCTGCGCGCGCCGCTAAATTTGGGCGTTAGCTGGCAAACTGCTCCAGCTCTTCGCGGGTAGCTGTCTGCTTCACGTAAAACCGTGCTTCAACCGGTCCGTCTTGCCCGTACATCGCGGCGTAATGGTCGGCCTCGTTCAACGCGGCCCTCGCGTCGGTTGTAGTGCCGCCGGCCTGCACGGAGCCGCCCTGCCATATTTCAAACTCAAACTCGGTCACGTCTTTTCTCCGTTGCTGGTCTCGCCAGCTAACAATTCGTTTAAGGGGCGACCGGCGTTTCACGCCGGCGCCTTAACTCAGCCGTTAGCTGGCCTTTCCGGCCTTCCAGTCTTGCCACCTGGTCATCGCTGACTCCATACAGTCGATGATCCAGCGGATTAGATGCAGCGCTGCCAAGGAAGTCTTTGTGCGCTTCGTAACCCATGTGGTGGCAATGCGGCCTTGCAATCGGTAGAGCATCGGTTCCTCCGTAGCTGCCAGCAGCCAGCTAACTATTCGTCCAAGCCGACGCCTTCGGCGCGGCTTAACTCAGGTGTTAGGCCCCAATGGCAGCCAACAGCTTCACCACTTTGTCGCCATCGCCCAAGATCAGCGCGTCCTCGATCTCGCGCACCTTCGCCTGGTGCTTCGAGTAGTGAGCTTCGCGTGCCAACTCATTGCGGTGGCCCCACTCGGCCACCACCTTTTCAGCGGCTCTCACTTTCGCAGGCTTCGGAATGTCACTGAACCGTTCCGCCCTCCGTGCGCGGGACAGCCGCTCGCGGATGATCTTGATCCGAGTGTTGTAAGGGATCGGGTTGTTCGTCGCTTTCTTCGTTGCCATTGCTTTGTCCTCGGTTGTGTCGGCCCTCTCGCTGTGGGGCCTAACAGTTCAATCAACCGGAAGCCGCTTCGCGGCTCCGGTTATCTCCGGTGTTAGAACCCAAGCGTTGCAGCCTGTCGATTTCCGCAGCGATCAGGGCTCCAGCCTTTGCCAGTTCGCGCACGCGATCATTCGGCGTCGGCTTCCACCACCTGCGCTCCCACGGCCAATGCTCCAGTATCAGTTCGCGCAGTTTCTTTCCGCGCTCGTACAGCCCTTGGTTTTCCTGTGTCGCGTAACACGCTGCTGCGACCGCAAGTGATCCGTCTGTGTGTTCGTCATCGTGAGCCGCCGACCAACCTTCTGCCTCCGTTTGCCGGGCACGCTCCGCTGCGATTATCTCAATGCCAGTTTTCATGTTGCTCCTCGTATGCTTGGGTTCTAACACGTCATTCAAGGCGGACGGCTGCGCCGCCGCTTAATTCAGGTGTTAGACCTCAATGGTCACTTCTTGCATCGGCAGTTCTTCCCCGTTGTCATCGTCGGCGTATGCCTCTCGAAATGCTTCGCCAACTGTCGAGTTCACACCGCTCCATGATCCGTCCGAGACAGCGCGTGCGTCGTCCTCGTCGTTTGTAATGAAGCCTTCCGTTTTCCGCTGGTTCCACACAATGTGGTATCGCTTCTTTGTCATGTCAGTGTTCCGTGTGAGTTGAGGTCTAACACGTCATCCGAGCTGACAGCTTCGCTGCAGCTCAATTCAGGGGTTAGGCGTCAGAGGTGGAGACTCAAGCAAACCAGGCTCCGCACCGTCCGTACCGGCTCGGCTGACCACCAACGCGGATTTCCGTGGTCATTTGACGGATCGGCCGGGGATACGCCCCGACCTGTTTACGGCGCGCGGTGATACGCACCGCACTCCGGGCTGTTGCCTTGCTCGAGTCTCCACCTCTCACGTCTATGGTCATGTGCGCTTTTCGTACCGGCTAAGGTCCGGCTTCGGTGTTTGGGGGCGCCGCGATTGGCCGCGCGGGGTGGCGGGCGTGTTGTCGATCATGCGCACGCGGCGGCGATGGTCTGCTTGTTCGCGGGCGTGTTGGGCGATGTATGCGAGTACGTCGGCGCGGAGCAGAACGGTGCGTTTCTGGTTGATGCGCAGGGCAGGCAGGGCGCCGGTGTCGATGATCTGCTCCACGGCTTCCACGCCGCAGCGCATGAGCGCGGCGGTGCCCTTCACGTCGAGGGTTTCGCTGGTGTCGATGGCCCGGGGATTCATGCCGCCATCCGTTCCGGCACGGTGGCCGGGTCGAGGTTGGCGCGGGCGATGGCGGCGAGCGGCGGCGGGCTGACGCTGTTGCCGACCATGCGCACGGCGGCGCTGATGGTGAGAGGCTTGCCACTGGCGGTGCGGTCGATGATGTAGTCGGCTGGGAAGCCCTGGGCGCGGTACAGCTCGCGCGGCTTGAGCATGCGCAGGCCGATGTCGACGATGACGTAGGGCGTGCCCTTGATCGTGACGGTGACCAGCGCCAGGCGGTCGCGAGTGGTGACGGTGTCGAGCGATTCGCGCAGGTCGCGCGGCGCGCCGTTGCCGTAGTAGTTGATCAGGAACGCGGCCACGCGTAGCGCGCCGGCTTCGTGCTCGTGGCTGAGTGCCGCAAGACTGGCGGTCACCAGCCGCTGCTGGCTGCCGCTGGCGGTGATCGAGCTCACCGGCTCATCGGCGCCTCGCGCGCGGGCCGGGTTGCCGTTCTCGCCGCCGCCGTTGGCTTGTTCGAGGAACGCGGTGACGACGGCGCAGTCGGCTTTTGCTGTGACGGTGTAGCCCGGCTGGTTGACCGGGCGCGGTTCCGTGTCGCCAGCGCGGCCGCCGACGCCGGCCAGCAATGCGGTGACCAGCGCATGCTTGGCACCACCACCGACGACGGTGCCGAGTGGCGACTGCAGATCGAGCGCGCGCGGCGCCTGCCCGGCGCGCTCGCCGTAGCCGGTCTGCACCAGCGTCGGCGCCACCACCGCATGCGCACCACCTTTCGGCCAAGCCGTGACCACGCCGAGCGGTTCGCTAGTCGGCGCGATGCCGTTGGCCGATGCGTTCGCGCACTGCACGATGAACGGCTCCGCCGCCTCCACGACATAGCGCATCACGCCGCGCGCGATGCGGCGCTGCGTGGCGTCGGCCAGCGGCTTTTTACGCTTGAAGATTGACGGGCACGGGATGGACCAGTCGATGCAGTCGGCGGCGGTGACGTAGGGGTGTGTGCGGCCGGGGCCGTGGGTGGGTTTGGGCCAACGGATGGGCTCACCGTCTCGGCGGGCGATGAGGAACAGGCGCTCGCGGCTGGTGCCGGCGCCGTAGTCGCAGGCGCGCAGGATGCGCCATTCCACGACATAGCCGAGCGCGCGCAGCGCGGCGCCGAACTGGCGCCAGATGCTGCCTGCGCGCTTCTTGTCGGGGATCAGGAACTGCTCGCGCAGTGGGGTGCGCTCGCCGGGCGGGGCCACGGTGCCGTCGAGGCGAATCACGCGGCCGGTGGCTTTGTCGCGCTTGGCGATCAGCGGGCACCAAGTGAGGATCTGACGCACGTTTTCCAGGCTGATGATGCGCGGGGCGAGGCCATGCCGCGCGAGCCGGCCGGCAACCTTGATCATGACCCAGCTGAGCGAACGGGTGGAGCGCGATCGCGGCTGGCCGCCCTTGGCCTGGCTGAAATGCGTGCAGTCCGGGCTGCCGTGGAACCAGCCCACCAGGCGGCCGGCGACTTCGCGCAAGATGTTGACGGCGTAGACGTCGGCTTTCATGTGCCGCGTGAACGGATGGTTGGCGGCGTGCATGCCGAGGGCGTCGGCATCGTGGTTGACGGCCACGTCTGGGTCGCGGCCCAGCGCCTGGCGCAGGGCTTCGCTGGCGCCGCCACCGCCGGCGAAGAAGTCGACGACGATTTCGCCGGGGCGCAGCGCGCTGGCGAGTGCCTTGCGGGGAAAGTTGAAGGCGCGTTGCGTGCCGTCAGCCATGGACTGCGGCTCCCTGATAGGCGCACAGTGCCGCGCGCAGGCCGACGCGGATGCTGGCATCCAGCGCGTGCGCGGTGGGTTCGCCAGTCGACGGGTCCACTTCCATGGCCATGCGAGCGACGCAGCCGACTTTGTAGGCGTGCACGGCATGGTCGAACGCGTGCGGCGACGCATCGGTGTCGGCGATGGCGCCGCAGATCTGCGCGACCAGTTCCATGGCCTTTTCCGGAGGCAGGTATTTGTAGTCGCTGCCGATGTAGACGGCGATGCGGCCGTCGGGCATGGCGCAGGCGATGGGTTTGAGGTCAGGCACGGTGGATCCTCACGGTGACGCGCCGGCCTTCCAGACGGTGGTCGAAGCGGCGGCGGGTGGTGGTCAATGGCGCGAGCCACGGGTGGCGCGCGTGGAAGCGTTGTTGCAGGCGGTAGCTGGCGGCGTTAGCGAAGTGGCCGCGATAGCTGGCCCAGATGCTGCCGAGCCGGCGCAGCTCGGCCGGGGTGCAGCGGACGCCGGTGGTGGTGGCGTGGTCGTGGTGCCAGGCGTTGAGCGCGGCCGCCGCATGCTTGACGACGCGTGAGCGCACGCGGGTGTGGGTGGGGAAGGTGACGTAGCCGAGGAAGTCGATGCCGGCGGTGAGCGGGCGCAGGCGGATGTCGGCTTTCAGCTCCAGCCGCAGGTGCGTGCGCAGGAAGGTGGTGATCTGTTCCAGCCAGGCTTGCAGCTGGTCGCGGCTGTGGTGCACCAGCACGAAGTCATCGACGTAACGCAGGTAGCGCGGCGCCTTGAGTGTGTGCTTGATGAACTGGTCGAGCACGTCGAGGTAGACGTTGGCGAAGAACTGCGACGACAGGTTGCCCACCGGCAGGCCGCAGCCCGGCGCGGCGTTTTCCAGCCGCTTGTGGGCGGGTACGCGGGCGCGCTCGGCCGGGGTGGAGCGGTGTTGCACGCCCTGGCGTTCGACGGATTGACGCAGCAGCGCGTGGGTGACGCGCTGGGTGGTGATGGCCATGCCACGACGCTGCATGCGTTGCTTGAGCATGCGGTAGAGCGTGGGGCGGTGGATAGAGTTGAAGAAGTTGCGGATGTCGAGCTGCAGGTACCAGCCGCCGCCCTGGCCGCTGTGCACCTGGCGCACGTGTTTGCGCAGCGCGGCGACGGCGGCATGGGTGCCCTTGCCGCGGCGGTTGGCGTAGCTGTGGTGGATGAAGCCGGGCTCGTAGATGGCCTCGAGTTGCGGCACCAGCCAGTGGTGAACGATGCGGTCAGCGAAATCCGGCGCGTGGATCTGGCGCGCCTTGGGCTTGATCGCGATGAAGCAGGTGGTGGGTCGCGGATGCCATGTGCCAGCGTTGATCTGTTGTTGCAGGTCGAGCAGGCCGTCGATCCAGTTGGATTCGAACTGCAATTGGTTCTGGCTGGGCACCTTGCGGCGCCGGGCGCGCTGCCACGCCTGGTGGAGAGCGCGGAAACTGGCCTTGCCTGATGCACCCTGAGACTCACTGGACGCCGACGGCGACACCGAACGCACGGCCCGGACGCGGCCTTGGTTGTTCTGGTTGTTGAGGTTGCAATTGCCGTTGTTGAAATTGACGTACCACGCGCAGTCCGAAGGGGACTCCGCTATCCCGCGCGCTTGCGACCTGGCCGCGCGGCCCTGGGGTTGGCGCGGCTTCGTCATGGATTGACCCCGATTGGGGTGGCGCGGGAACTCAGTATCTGGGCACGCTGGCCGCCGATGCGTGGGCGGTCATTCTGGCCCTTGGGGTGCTGCTGCTGGCGGTGCCATGCACCGGTCTGGCGGCCCAACGCGGCGGCCGCCCGTGCCAGGCCTTCGAACTGGCCGAAACTGTTGAAGGCGTGGAGCCTGCTGCCGATCTGCAGGCGGAGCTTGAGGCTGTCCACCTCGCGCACCAGTGCGGCGATGCGCTGGGGCTGGTGCGCGCGATCGCGCCACGCTTCGTGCGCCGCCAGCGCCACGCGGTACGCCTGGGCGCGCAGATCGGCGCCATAGGCGTAGCGGTGGGCACGGGTGAACTGCGCTGCGGCTCGCTCGATGTCGAGCAGCAGCGATTCGGCGAGCTTCACGATGGGCGGGAGGGCGAAGGACATGGTGGGTTTCAGCCGAAAAGCCGATTACTGACTGGACGCCGACGGCGACACCGAACGCACGGCCCGGACGCGGCCTTGGAAGTACTGGTCGCCGAGGAGGCAACCGCGGTGGTCGAAATTGACGCACCACGCGCAGCCCGAAGGGGACCCCGCGTCCACGGTGCCAGACCAGTACCAGTCGGAGGTGGCAGTGGGGAAAGCGTCGGTGTCGATCGCTGGGTTGAACTTGCTGCGATCGGCGAGCAGGAACAGCTCCTCGACGGTGGGCATGCGCCAGTCGGTAAAGCCTGCCAGCGAGAGGGCCGCGCATGCCGGTGACGCGTCCGCAAACTTCACGCGTTTGTCGGTCGCGTCGTTGGCGGACCACATGAGGTTGGTGCGGGTGTCGATGACGGCGACGTGGTCGGTGGCGTCGTCAGCGAGCTGTGCGCCATCGGCGCCGATCTTGATGAAATGGAACACGGTGGTTCTCCGTTGGGAAGGGATGGCCGAAAAGCCGATTACTGACTGGACGCCGACGGCGACACCGAACGCACGGCCCGGACGCGGCCTCGGTAGCCCTGGAGGCCGAGGTAGCAATTGCCGACGCCGAAACCGACGAACCACGCGCAGTCCGAAGGGGACTCCGCATCGGGCGTGCTGGACCAGTAGCGGCTCGAGTCGCACTGGAACAGGTCGGTGTTGATCGCCGGGTTGTAGCGGGTGTCGTCGACCAGCGTGAGCAGTTCCTTGCGCGTGGGCAGGCGCCAGTCGGTGAAGCCGCCGAGGGCGACGGCCGCGGCGGCGGCCTTGGCTTCGGCCCAGGTCTTGTCGGTGGCGATGGTTTCGCGCGTCCACATCAGTCCGGTGGCGGGATCCACGGCGATGCCTGGCGGCGCATCGGCGGTAGGGGCGAGCTGGGCGGTGGACAAAAGCCCGCTTTCCAGCAGCACACCTGGCGAGGGCACGTGGATGTCGATGCGGGCGATGTTGATGACGGTGCCGTTCATGGTTTGGTTTTCCCCTTCGTGGTGGATCGGTGACGGGCCTGCAGCTTGGCTTTGCAGCGCGCGCAGATGCGGCGGCCACGCCAGGTGGTGGGCTCGGCTTTGGTGTAGTGGTTGGACGATGAGCAGTACCATTCGCCCGTGATGCGAAGCACGGCCGCGCGCACGCGTTTGGCGTCGGCTTCGGTGGTGTCTTTGCCAGGGCGGGTCATGCCGCCGCCTCGCTGGCCTGACTCAGGCTGCGTCGCGCGAAATCGCTGCTGGCTTGCTGCAGGTCGTCGTGGATATCGGTGACGGTGAGCGGGAATGGCGCGCCTTTCGGCTTGCCGTAGGTGCGCACGATGCTCTCCGGGGAGTGCCGCCGCACAGCGATGGCGCGTGGGTGATGGCTGAGCGCGAGGTAGACGCAGCCATCGTCGTCGACCCAGCACAGAAAGCGCTGGCCATCGGACGCCAGGCGCACGCGATAGCAGGCGCTGACGGCGAGGATGCGCAGGTTGCCGGCGATGTGGCCGATGGGGCGGAGGGGTGCCATGATCAATCCAGTCCCGTTTCAGCCGGCGCATTGCGGAAGATTTCGGCGATGCGTTCGAACGCGACGGCCATTTGCCAGCGGCGATGCGTCGATTTCGGTAGCCAGAACGTGATGGCGCTGCGATCGTCATCTTCGGGCGGGTGGTGCAGGCGGCCGCTGCTGTGCAGGATCAATTGCGCACCGTGGTAGGCGACGCCAGTGTTCGACGGTTTCTCGACTTCGATCACTTCGTCGGTGAGTTCCTGGCTGTAGACGTTGATCCGCATAACGGTCTTTCCTGCATGATGGGTTGCAGCCGAGCGCCGCCGGAGCGGCGCTGGCAGTGGGTTACGGCGCGAAGGTGCCGAGGGTCAGCGAGCTGGCCGCGCCGAGCTTGGCGGCCAGGCGGTCGCGGAAGTCTTTGGCGATGGCTTCGGTGATGGCTTCGAGCTGCTGGATGCGCAGCACCAGGGTGAGCTTGTCGCCGCCGGTGTTGACGCCCAAGCGCAGGGTGAAAGTGCGCTCCTGCAGGCCTTCGTACGGCACGGCCTTGAACAGGAAGCCGCTGGGCAGTACCAGCTTGCTCTTGGCGTCCACGCTCTCCATCGCGCTTCGGGTTGCGCCCATATCGCGCTCGACACTGTTGACGCTGCGCGCGGTTTCGATGGTGATATCGCGCACGGCGGCGAGGGCGGCGCTGAACGGCTTGCCGTCGTCGGTGGTGCCGTCGTAGAGCGGGAAGGTGTTATCGCGCCAGTCTTCGAGGAAGTCGTGCAGCTCGCGTTGACCGAGCGGACGGCTGCAAGCGGCGCGCATGGCGGCGTACGCGGCGGTGGGTTTGAGCGCGAGGGTGGCCAGGTGGTCGCCGTGGCCTGGGTGTTCGCGATCGCCGAGGTTGAAGTAGACGGTGGCGGCCATCTTGTCGGTGTCGATGAAGCCTTGGGCGGATGCGAGGTCGGCGGCGGCTTCGTAGTGCATGACGACGTAGTCGGCGAAGTCCTGCAGGGCGCTGCTGGTGAACTTGCCGCGCAGGCGGCTGCGGCCGGGCTGCAGGTGCTCGATGCTCTCCACGCGCTGGCTGCCGTCGCGCGCGGTGAGGATGACGGCGGGGGTATCGGTGGTGAGCGTATTGGCGCTGGCGGCTTCGACGGCCAGTTGGGCGATGCGATCGACGGCGGTGCTATCCATGGTGGATTCCTGTGGTGGCGTGCGTGAAAGGGGCGAGCCGGGCGCGCGGGGATCAGTCGCCGACGGCATCCGACTCCGCGGCCGATGCGGCGGCGCGTTCGAACATGTCGGTTTGCGATTCGGGGAACAGGCTGAGGCTGCCGCCGCGGTTGACGTGCAGCGGGGTGCTGGTGGTGGCCTCTTCCAGAACGCGGCCCTTGGCGGTGGGTTTGGCGTACTTCACCTGGTGTTTGCAGGTGACCTGGCTGCTGTCGCCGATGCGCTCCAGATCCAGCGTGATGGTGACTTTGCCCTTTTTGCCAGTAGTGACCACGCCCATGGCGGTGTCGCGCAGGGCGGCGCTGAGGCGCTGAACGAAGATGCCGGCGTCCAGGTCGTTGAACAGCGTGGTGATGTCGTTGTGCTGCTGCATGGGTGCTCCGTGCGCCCTTGGCGCGTGGTGGTGACGGATCAGCGCCCTGCAAGGCCGGGGGGGAGCGGCGCTCGCGCCTGGGGAGGGAGCGCGCGCAGGGCGCTGATCGGTGCGGCCTGGTGCCGAGGCCGCGGCGGCTCGAGGGGTGGCCGAAAAGCCGATTACTGACTGGACGCCGACGGCGACACCGAACGCACGGCCCGGACGCGGCCTTGGTTGAGCTGGTAGCTGAGGCCGCAACCGCCGTAGTTGAAATAGACGACCCACGCGCAGACCGAAGGGGACTCCGCATCGACCGTGCTGGACCAGTACCAGCCGCCCTTGCAGCTCGGGAAAGCGTCGGTGTCGATGGCCGGGTGATGACGGGTGCGGTCAACCAGGGTGAGCAATTCCTCGACTGTCGGCAGGCGCCAGTCGGTGAAGCCGGCGAACGCGCTCCGGTTGAGGTCGGCGACCAGGGCGGGTGCCTCGCCGAAGGGGGCGGTGCCGATATCCTTGGCCGTCCACATCAGGTGGTTGCGCTGGTCGATGACCGCTGCGTGGGTCTTGGCGCTGGGCTTGGTCGGCTTGCCGGCGGCGGTGATCTTCTGGAAGTGGCTCATGGTTGATCCTCGGCCTGCACGTCGAGTGCGGCCTTGTGGTGGATGGTTGCGGTGGTTTCGAGCAGGCGCGCCACGTAGCACGGCGCGGGAACGTCGGGTTCGGTGAAGCGCGGGTCGCCGGGCGGATCGGGCGGAGGCGTGGTGGTCATGCGGCACCGCCGAGGCTGGCGAGCGCGTCTGCGCGGCGCATTTGCGCCTTCACGACACGGTCGCCGCTCTTGCGCAACGCGTCGAACTCAACCTCGAGCCAGCCGCTCTCGGCGATCTTGCGGTTGAGTTCTTTGGCTGCAGCGATCGCGGCGTCGTATTCCTTGTCCGCTTCGATCAGTTCGGCGATGACGGCACGCGCCTGTTTGACGGCTTCGGCGCGCTCATCATCACCACGGCTCTCGCTGCTGCGATAGAGCCAGTCCTGCGCTTCGTCCAGCACCGCCAGCACGCCCGCCGCCGCGCTCATCGCAGCCACCCGCAGAGCAGGGCGACCCACGCACCGGCGCCGGCGCCGAAGAACACGGCAGTGCCGACCTTCATGTGGATCGGGGCGGCGGCGATTTCCTGCGCGATCTGCTGCCAGACGTTCTTGGCGGCGGCGACTTCGGCGGCGACTTCGGCGGCGATGATCTGCCAGAAGGAGCGAGGCGCGGGGTGGCGCCAGGCGCGCAGGATGCGTTCGCGCTCGGCGTAGCGCATGGCACGCTCGCGGCTGGCGCGGTAGCGGGCTTCGCGCGCGTCCTGCTGGGCGCGTTTGGCGGCAAACATGCGCTCCAGTGCGATCTGCGCGCGCACGTCGGCGGCGTGGCGGATTTCAGTGGGGCGCGTGTTCATGCCTGGCCCCGGAAGCGGCGGTCGGCTTCGTCGAACAGCGCGTCTTCCTCGGCGGTGGTGAGCGGCACGCGCATGCCCTGTTTGCGCATTTCGTCGCGCACGCGCTGCGCCAGCGCGGGATCCACTTCGGCGAAGTGCGGGCGCTGGGTGAAGGTCACGCCCTGCTCGTGCGCGTCGAAGTCGAGCAGGTTGAGGGTGGCGCCCATGGTCAGGCGACCCTGCGGCGGCGCGACGGGCGCAGCGGCAAGGTGAGCTGGGCGAAATCGCTGCCCCATTCGGCCTCGGCGGCGGGGAGCGTGTCGTGGCGCGCGGTGCGGGCGCCGCACTTGCACTCGAGCCCGTGGCGCTGGGCGGCGGCAAGGAACTGCACCGGCTCGCGACTGCTGCGCCCGCTGGTGCGAATGTGCCGCGGCTCGCTGTTGCAGTGACGGCAGCGGGCGAAGCGGCCCGCGGGGTGGGTGACGACGCGTTCGATCATGGTGACCTCCCTGGCCGCTGGATGGCGGCTCGGGGCGACTTTAGGCCAAACCTAAAACTATTGCAATAGGCTACGCCTAATTTTTTCAGGCGGACGTATTAGGCTCCCGAATGCCTTGCAGCCGCGCCGGTCGGTTTGCGGCACACTCTTGCCATGGCAGGGAGGTGCATATGGACGACGTGACGTTGTGGTGGCTGGTGAGCGCAGGCGTGGGCCTAGTGGTGGGTGTAGTGATCGGCACGGCGAAGCGCCGCGCGATGGCCGGCGCAGTGTGGGGCGTGCTGCTGGGTCCAGTGGGGTGGCTGATCGTGGCGATCGGGCCCGACGCGGCGCAGCAACGCGCGAAGCGGTGCCCGCACTGCCTGGGCTTGCTACCCGTATTGCAGTCGGAATGCGCGCATTGCAATCGTCGGGTGGTATGGGTGCGGGGCGAGCCGCGGAAGCCTTCAGGGTCGGCTCAATCCATCAGTCAGTGATCAAAGGCGCCAGCATCCGGCGTACGCTTTCGCGGGTTTCATGCGAGGCGGCACGGTACTGCAGGATCACTTGCACTTCGTGTGCTGACAGATCCTGCTGCGGCGAGGCGGCCGTGGGTTCGGTGGCTATCTCGCTGGATGGTAGGTTGGCAATCGTGTGGTCCATTTGCATGATGATTCGTCCCCTGTAGAGATTTCATCATGCCAGCGATTCGCGAACCTACAAATCAACGCGCGTTAGCGCTTTTTCCCGCGCGGCTCGGGTGGATGCTTGACGCCGAGAGCGGCGTCAACGACGGCGCGCAATGCGCTATCGGCAGCCTGGTAGCCGCGCAATACGGCTTGTTCCTCGGCTGAGAGCTTGATGCCGCCGGCGTAGGCCGGCGGGTCACTGTCAGCGATAGTGCCCCGTTTGGCGCCTTCGCCGAAGTAGAGCCATTCAAAACGCACGCCGTAGAACGCCGCGATCCGGCGGGCACGGGGTGGATCAGGCAAGTTGCGGCCGTTGAGCCATGCAGTGGCACTCGGAACTGACACCTTGAAACGGCGTGCCAGCCGTGAACCGGCGCCGTAGCCGGCGTCGTCACCAGCATCAGCCATCGCCTCTTTGAGGCGGATCGCGAAGTCCATCGGATCGTGCGCGGGCGCGTGCTTAGTCATTGCCTAAATTGTCCTCGAACGGGAGTTAGGCTCGCCCTGTTGCAATTGTTTTAGGTGCGGCCTAACATCACTGGCACTATGAACAATCCGCACCTCGACCGCGCCTGCGCATTGCTGGGCAGCCAGGACCGCCTGGCCGCCGCCCTGAAGATCAAGTCGCCTTCGATTTCCGAGTGGCGCAAACGTGGCCAGGTGCCGCCCAACCGATGCGTGGCGATCGAAGTGCTGACCGACGGTGCGGTGACGTGCCATCAGTTGCGGCCTGACCTGTATCCGGCATCCGGAGCGATGACGGTGGCGGAGCCGGACGAAATGCGAATGGCGGGGTGAATGTGTTTTCGGTGCGGTGCGCATGCGCCGCATTTTTTCAGGCATGCAGGGGTTTTCTTGGGAACACGTGTTCCCCGGAAAACCCAAGGGGCAAGCAATGCAGCAGATGAGTTTGACGTTTGAACCCGGACTGGCGGCGAAATCGCGCTGTCTGAGAGATCACCTGACAGGCCAGGTGCACCAGCGAGGTCTGGTGACGGTGGCCGGGAAGATGGATCTTTCGCCGTCGCGGCTCACCGAAAAGCTGGCCGGTATGGACAGTGCGGGCAAGGTTCGCGGCATGACGGTTGATGAGCTGGAAACGTACATCGACAAGACCGGTGATGTGTCACCGGTGTACTACCTGGTCGACAAGTATCTGCGCGACCCGGCGGTGACGCAGCAGGAAGCGCTTGCGAAGCTCGCCGCACTGGCCGATGTTCTGCCGGCGCTGATGGCGGCCGCAGGCTTGCCCGCGGCGAAGCGGGGGCGCTGACATGGATGTGATCGAACTGGCCCAGCAGCGGCAGCAGGAGGACGTGGACCACGCGCTGCAGGCTCGCGCACCGGCGCAGCCCGGACGCACGCATTGCGCGAACCTCGACTGCGGGGCGCCGATTTTGCCGGTGCGGCAGCGGATGGGCGCGCAGTTGTGCATCGACTGCCAGCGAGCCAGCGAACGAAGGGCGCAGACATGCGCGCGCGGGGCCGTCTGACATGCAGGCACGGCAAACGGCCGCCCTCGCCGGCGGCGCGCGCGGCCATCGCGCAGATCGAGCGGATGTTCTTGCTGGGCTGTACGGCGGAGGAACTGGCGCAAGCCCGCGCGAGCCTGGCCGCGGAGAGCGCGCCGAGGCAGGCGCAACTGCCGCTCAAGGTGCGCCGGTGACCGCGTGGGTATCACCCGTGCCGGCCGGCGTGGGGAACGTGGGGCCGGCGCTGTGTGTATTTCGGCCGGGCACGGATCTGCGCCGCGTCGCCGGTGCGATTTGCGAGCGCGCGTGGCGGCGCGGAGGCGTGCGTGTTTACTTGTGGCCCTGCGGCACGATCGCGGTCGCGCGATGCGCTCAGCGCAGCGATGAGGTGTTGTTGCGCGATTGCCTGGCGCAGCTGTTCGCGACCTACGCGCGTGACGGACAGGGCAGAGGGCCGCTGGTGCGAGATGTGCTGCAGACCTTGCAGTGGGCGAGGGGGCGCGCATGCATCAGGTGATCAACGTGGCGGCCTTGCTGGCACGCGTCGACTTGGTCGACGTGGTGACGCGGCATGGCGTGACGCTGAAAAAGGCCGGCAAGGAATACACCGGGCTGTGCCCGTTCCATTCGGAGAACTCGCCGTCGTTCACTGTGGCTCCGAAGAAAGGCTTTGTGCATTGTTTCGGGTGCGGCGCGCACTTCGATGCGATCGGGTTTGTGATGGCGCATGAGGGCGTGGATTTCGTCACGGCGTGCCACAAGCTGGGCGGCCACGACGTGGGCATGACGGCGCGCCGCGCGGTCGCGGCCACCCCGCGTGTGCGTGACCGCGTGGATGATGAGTTGTGGATACCGATTTGCCCGGTACCGGAAGACGCGCCGCGGTGGGTGCCGGGCGTGAAAGGCCGCGTGTGGAATCTCAAACGCGGGCGCTGGTGGGAAGGGCTGACACCTTCGCGCGCGGATGCGTATCGAGATCCTGATGGCGCGCTGCTGGGCTACGTGTTGCGGGTGGACATGCCGGACGGCAAGATCACGCCGGCCGTGACGTGGTGCATCGGGCCGACGGGCGAGGCGCGCTGGTGCCTGCAGCCGTTCCCCGATCCGCGGCCGCTGTTCGGCCTGGACGTGCTGGCAGCAAAGCCCGACGCGCCGGTGCTGATGGTGGAAGGCGAAAAATGCGCGACGGTCGGTGCTGGCGCACTGCCCATGTATGCCGTGACTACCTGGATGGGTGGCAGCCACGGCGTGAAGCACACCGATTTCAGCCCGCTGGAAGGGCGTGACGTGGTGCTGTGGCCGGACGCGCTGGATGGCGTAGGCGCCATGCTCGGCTATATCGACGGCAGCGGCTTGTTGCATGAAGGCGTGGCGCAACTGGCCCATGCGGCCGGGGTGCGCAGCCTGCGTGTGATCGATACCAACGGCATGCAAAAGGGTTGGGACATTGCCGATGCGGTAGCCGACGGTTGGACGGCCAAACAGATCGCGCTGTGGGCAAAGTCGCGCGTGAAGCGGGTGGAAGTGCGGGAGACGCGGCGGGTGATGGCATGACTGAGCCTCAAAAGGTAGTCGTGCCCATCGGCCAGCGCCAGCAGAAACGCGGGGGTGGTGGTGGGCGCGGCCGCGGCGGCTCGGGTGGCGGCGGGTACAGCCCGCCGGGCGAATGGTCGAACGACCTGACGCGCACCACGACGGGCAAGCCGGAATCCACCACGCACAACACGCTGCTGGTGCTGGAGCATGATCCCGCGCTTGAGGGGTTATTCAGCCTGGACGAATTCAACAACATCGTGCGGCTCACCCGCGACCCGGTATGGGCGGGCGGCGAGCGCAATGAGTTCACCGACCAGGACGGCACTGAGCTGGCGGGCTGGTTGGGTAGTCCTCTGCGCTATACGCTGAGCGTGAAGCGCGACATGGTGATGGATTGTGTCGAAGCGATGGCCCGGCGCAGCAAGGTGCATCCGGTGCGGGAGTACCTGACCGCGCTGAAATGGGATGGCATGGCGCGCATCGACGCGATGTTCCCTACGCTGTTCTCCACCGTGGACACGCCATATACGCGCCAGGCCGCGCGATGCTTTCTGGTGAGTGCGGTGGCGCGTATCTTGTGGGCGGATCCGAAGGTGCGCCACAACGGCGCGCAGGTCGACTTCATGCTGGTGCTGGAAGGCGAGCAGGGCCGCGGCAAGACGTCGGCCGTGCGCGAGCTGTTTGGCGCCGAGTGGTATGCGGAGTCGATGGAGTCGCCCAGCGGCAAAGACTTCTACCAGAGCCTGCGCGGGCGCTGGTGCGTCGAGATCGGAGAGATGGACAGCTTCACGAAGGCGGATGTGACGAAGGTCAAGCAGGCGATCACGTCGCGCTTCGATACCTACCGGCCAAGCTATGGGCGCGTGGCGCGGTCGTTCCGGCGCGAGTGCGTGTTCGTGGGCACTACGAACGAACACGAATACCTGCGCGACGCGAGCGGTGGGCGGCGCTTCCTGCCGGTGGTGGTGGACCACGTCGACATCGCAGGCATCGCGGCGCAGCGCGACCAGTTGTGGGCCGAGGCGGTGGCGCTGTTCCGACAAGGCTACCCCTGGTGGCAACTGCCGCCCGATGCCGTGGAGCAGCAGGAAGAACGGTTCGCTGAGGACAGCTGGCAGGGCATCATCCAACGCTGGCTGGCCGGCAAGATGATGGACAGCGCCTACCCGCCGCGCATCTCGATGGCAGGCAACGGCCAGGCGGTGCCGTGGACCACGACTGCTGAGCTGCTGAGCTGGGCATTGAACATCGACGTGGGGAAGCACGGCAAGCCCGAACAAATGAGGGTGGCGGCGATCATGCGGCGGCTGCGATGGGAGCACGCCAGGGTCATGGTCAACGGCTACCGAGAGCGCCGATGGGTGCCGCTGCCGCAGGCTGGTAGTGGGGGAGGTAGTGATGTGCCGTTCTAGCGCCCGATGGCGCGGCAGTGCGTCCGGTATTGCCCAACCTGCCCAACCTCTGCCCAACCTCTGCCCAACCTCTGGGCCGTTGCCCCGTATGGGTTTGCCCAACCTACCCGACCTTTCCGGTGTTCTCGCGTGTATAGGTATGCAAGGTTCCTGCAATCAGCCATATGTGCGTAAACAGGTTGGGCAGGTTGGGCAGGTTGGGCAATGCAAGCGGTGGCGAGGTTTTCGGCTGCCCGACCTCTTAGCACGCAGGTCGGTCAGGTCGGGCAAATGGCGTTCTGATGCGGTTTCAAGGGGTGGCCGCGAACCTGAACGCCAACCTGAACCAAATGTTAAAAGGTACTCCCCGGCTCGGGTAAACACGGGTCAACTGGCGCGCAATCTCTCGCTAGTTGCAGGGCTTGAACTATGGTTCAACGCACCCCTTGCCGGTTCATCCGGTGAGTTCAATGGGGTGGCGGCATGACGGAGTTGAGCAAATCCGAATATGCCCAGGCCCGCGGCTGCTCGCCGGCTTACGTGAGCAAGTTGGCGCGGCAGGGTCGGCTGGTGTTGACGAAGGCCGGCAAGGTCAACGTCGAGGCCACTGACCGGCTGATCGAATCCACGCGCGATCCTGCGCGCGGCGGCGACCGTCGGCCAGGCGCTGCCGAGCGCGCGGAATCCGGCGCTGCCGCGGGGCAGGATGGCCAGCGGACGGTGGGCCATCAGACGTACAAGGAAGCCGCGCGGCGCGAACGCATCGCCAAAGCGCGCATCGCCGAACTGGAGCTTGCGGAGAAGGTCGGCCAGCTGGTGCGCAAGGAAGAGGTTGCCGCGGCGATCTTCGGGCTATCGCGCCAGGCCATGGAGGCGCTGGACGCCCTGGCCGACCGCCTGGCCTCGCAGCTGGCCGCCGAGTCCGACGTCGCGCGCGTGCACGCTCTGCTGACCGAGCACACCACGAAGATCCGCGTGGCGATGCTGGGCGCGCTGCCGGGCCTGCCGGAAGCCATGGAAAGGGTGGCGTGATGTTCGACCTCGACACCCTTGACGTCGACCTGCCTTCCGGCGCCGACCTGGTCGCCGAGAGCTGGCGGCGAGGCTGGACCGTCCCCGAGCCGATCACGCTGAGCGCCTGGGCCGACCGCTACCGCAAGCTGCCCAAGGAAGGCTCCAGCGAAGCGGGCGACTGGTACACCAGCCGCATGCCGTTCCTGCGGGAGATCATGGATTGCCTGCACCGCGAATCGACGGTGCGCGAAACCACCATCAAGAAATCGACGCAGGTCGGCGGTACCGAGGTCGGCATCAACTGGCTGGGCTACATCATCGAGCACGCGCCGGGCCCGGTGATGTACGTGCTGCCGACGATCGACACGGCCCGCAAGTTCAGCGACCAGCGCCTAGCGCCCGCCATCGCCCTGATGCCCGTGTTGCAAGAGCGCATCCCGCCGGCGCGCAGCCGCGACAGCGGCAACACCACCCTGGTGAAGAAATTCCCTGGCGGCGTGCTGGTGTTGAGCGGCGCCAACAGTTCGGCGTCGCTGGCGTCGATGCCGATCATGTACCTGATCCTCGATGAGCTGTCGAAGTACCCCACTGACCTGGACGACCAGGGCGGCGCCGAACAGCAGGCCCTGCGCCGCACGTCGAGTTTCGTGCGGCGGAAAATCCTGCGCATCAGCTCCGCCACCATCAAGGATGCCTGCGCCATCAGCACGGCCTACGATGACGGCGACCAGAGCCGCTACCACGTGCCGTGCCCGCACTGCGGCGTGAAGCAAGTGCTGGTGATCGACCAGCTCACCGACGACGGTCAGTTCCTCTGCCTGCACTGCGGCCAGCTTATCCAAGAGCACCACAAAACCCGCATGCTCGAAGCCGGTGAGTGGATTGCCGGGCGTCCCGAACGCAGCGCACACCACCGCAGCTTCCACATCTGGTCGGCCTATGCGGCCATCGGCCTCGGCTACACCTGGCAGGAAATCGCGGACATGCGCGCCGAGGCACGCAAGGATCCCGCGAAGGAAGTCGTCTTCGTCAACACCATCCTCGGCGAGGCCTTCGAAGGCGCCAGCCAGAAAGTCGAAGCCACCGACCTGCAGCAGCGCGCCGGCAAGTGGGTGCGGCGCACGGTGCCGCGCGGCGGCTTCATCCTCACCGCGGGCGTCGACGTGCAGGTCAACCGCTTTGCTGTGCAGATCGTCGCCTGGGGCCGCAATGAGCAGGCGTGGATCGTCGACTACGTCGAGCTTCCCGCCGACCCCACGCGCAAGGAAGACTGGAGCGTGCTGTGGGATTTCCTCGCGCAACCCGTGGCCAACGCCGCCGGCATCACCCTGCACATCAGCGCCGCGGCCGTCGACTCCGGCAACTGGACGCAAGAGGTCTACAACGCCGTGCGCCCGCGCCAGTCGCAAGGCGTGATGGCGATCAAAGGCAGCAAGGACGCCACGCGCCCCATCATCGGCCGCGCGAGCAAACAGGAATCCGACAAGAAAGGCCGCACCCAGCGCCGCGGCATCAACCTGTGGGTGCTGGGCGTCAACTCGGCCAAGAGCACGCTCATGCAGCGTCTGCTGGGCGACACCGACCGCGAAGAGGAATCCCGCCTGATCCACTTTCCGGCCGACCTGCCCGACGACTACTACACCATGCTCACCGCCGAGCGCTATGACCTGGCCGCCAAGCGCTGGCTCAAGAAAAAGGGCGCGCGCAATGAGGCACTGGATACCCTGGTCTACGCCTACGCCGCGGCGCTGAGCCCCGGCATCCGCATCCACGTCAAACGCGAAGCGGATTGGGCCGCGCTGGAAACCAAACTAGAGCCGGTCAACGATGATCTTTTCGTGGCCAAGCCGCCGGCGACCGTGGCACCGGCGCCCGAGCGCATCGCATTGCCCGCACCGCCGCCCGCCGTCGCCGTTCCACATGGAACCACGCCCGCCGCCGCGCCTCGCGCCAACCCCTTCGCCTCCGCCGACTGGATGAGCCGATGAATGCTCCCGATTTCAGTCCTTCCGAAGCCCTGCTGGGCGAGCTTGCCGAAGCGCTGCAGCGCGCCAAAGGCATGCCACCGGCGCAAGCCACCGACGTGGCCGCGCCGATCGTGCGCTACTTGCAGCAGCAATACGGCGGCGAGCTGCTGTACATCCCGCAGCCTTACACCCGCCGTCCGGTGCAGGAGATCATCGCCGCCCGCGATGCCGGCGTGCCGCTGAAACAGATCCTGCGCGAGTTCGCCATCAGCCGACGCACGTACTACCGCATCCTTAGCCAGCACGCCCCCGCGCGCGCAGTGCCACCCGTCTGATAAATCTGGCACAACAACGCGGTGAAAGTGGCCAGCATGACCACCGCCGCCGACATGCTCGCGCACTATTTGGCCGCCGAGACCGCGATTCTCAGCGGGCAGTCCTACCAGTGGGGTGAGCGCAAGCTCACCCGCGCGGACCTGTCCATGGTGCAGGCCGGCCGCCGCGAATGGGAACGCAAGGTGTCGGCGGAGCAGCGGGGTGGCGGCGTCGGTGTCAGTCTGGCCAACTTCACTGGCCACCGCGCCGACAACTGCTGGGGCCGCAACGCGTGAGCGCCAAGCTGCCCCTGCTGGATCGCGGCATCCTCGCGGTTTCCCCTGGCTGGGCCGCCCGCCGCGCCGCCGCGCGTTACCGCGTGGCGGCCTACGGCAACGCTTACGAGGCCACCCAATCCAGCCGCCTGCGCAAGCGGGCGCGTGACCACGGCGACGGCAACACCGTAGCCAATGGAGCGCAGGTGCCGCTGCGCGACATGGCGCGCAGCCTCGATCGCAACCACGACATCAGCCGCGGCATCCTCAACGTGCTGGTGCGCAACGTCGTCGGCGCCAACGGCATCGGCGTCGAGCCGCAGCCGCGCGACGCGCAGGGCAATGTGCTGGAAGGCCTGGCGCAGCAGATCACCGATCTGTACGAAACGTGGAGCCGTGCGCCCGAAGTCACCGGCGAACTCAACCGCGCCCGCGCGGAACAGCTTGCCTGCCGCAGCTGGATTCGTGACGGCGAAGCGCTGTGCCAGTACGTCGAGGGCAACGTGCCTGGCCTCACCCACGCCAGCACCGTGCCGTTCTCGCTGGAATACCTCGAGTCCGACATGGTCCCGATGGATTTCAACGACCCGGGTCGCAACATCATCCAGGGCGTGCAGGCCAACGCGTGGAATCGGCCCGTCACGTATTGGGTCTACAAGACCCATCCCGGTGCGCGGCTTACCGCGTACCCGGAACTCAAGGCCGTCCCCACTGAAAACATCGGCCACATCAAGCTGATCGACCGTTTCGGCCAGCGCCGCGGCGTGTCCATGTTTGCCAGCGTGCTCAGCCGCCTGGATGACCTGAAAGACTACGAGGAAAGCGAGCGCATCGCCGCCAAGATCGCGGCGAGCATGGCGGCCTTCATCAAGAAGGGCGATGCGCAGAGCTACGAAACGCCGGCCAGCGCTGAGCGCACGATGCACTTCGAGCCCGGCATGGTGTTCGACTCGCTGGTGCCCGGCGAAGACATCGGCACCATCGACAGCAATCGGCCCAACCCCAACGCCGTCAGCTGGCGCGATGGCCAATTGCGCGCCGTCTCCGCCGGCACCGATGTCAGCTACAGCAGCGCCAGCAAGAACTACAACGGCACGTATAGCGCGCAGCGGCAAGAACTGGTCGAGCAGTGGGCCGCGTACCAGGTGCTCAGCCAAGCCTTCATCGACCAGCACACCGCTGAGGTTTACGCGCGCTTCGTCGGCATGTGCCTCACCGCCGGGCTGATCCGCGTGCCGCGCGGCGTGACCTTTGCCGGGCTCACGAATGCCCTGTACATCCCGCCATCCATGCCGTGGATCGACCCCGCGAAAGAGGCCACCGCCTGGGAAATGCAGGAACGCAACCTGTGGGTGCCGGGCACGGAAATCGTCCGCAAGCTCGGCCGCAACCCGCGCGACGTGTTGCGCGCCGAAAAACAGTGGCGCGAAGCGCAAGAAGCCGCCGGACTCAAGGCCGACCTTGGCGCCAGCAACCAGACCACCGCGGCGCCGCCGGCGCCCGCCGAGGAAACCGCATGAAACCGACTCTGCTTGCCGCCGCCATGGCCGTCGCCATGTGTTCCGCTTCCGCCGCCCGCCCGTGTGCCGCATTCGCCGACACCGATCGCGGCGCCTCCAACCTGCCCACCATCCGACCGCTGATGGTGTTGCGTCCGGTCGCCGCCTCCAGCACCGAATACGAGCTGCTGGTGTACGGCGACATCGGCGACAGCTGGTGGGGCGAGTCCGTCACCGCACTCAGCGTGGTGCAACAGCTGCAGGCGCTGGATGCCGAAGTCACCCAGATCAATGTGCGCATCAACAGCTACGGCGGCAGCGTGAGCGATGGCATTGCCATCTACAACGCGCTCAAGCGTCACAGCGCGCGCAAGGTCGTCACCATCGACGGCGTGGCCATGTCCAGCGCCAGCCTGATCGCGATGGCCGGCGACGACGTGCAGATGCCCGCCACCTCGCTGCTGATGATCCACGCGCCGTGGGGCTACGCCCAGGGCAACGCGCAAGACATGCGCACCATGGCCGACGTGCTCGACACCTACGCCTCGGCCATGGCCGGCGCCTACGCCGGCAAGTCCGGCCGCCCGCGTGCCGACATGCTCGCGCTGCTGGCCGATGGCCACGACCACTACTACACCGGCGAGCAAGCCGTGGCGGAGGGCTTCGCCGACGCGCTGATCGACGCGCTCGACGACACTGCCACGGATGACGAGTCGCAGGCCCGCGCCGCCGGCGTCAGCCGCCTGCTCGCCGGCGCGCCGGATCACATCCGCCAGATCGCCATGTCCGCCGCGGGCAAACACCCGCGCGCGCTGCCACGCGCCAGCAAACCGCGTTTGGTGGTGCCCGAGGGCATCAACCTGGAATCCCTGCAATCCGCGCTGGCATCCGCCAGCGGTCAACGGGCACTTGTCGCCGCCCTTACCACGGCCGCTTCGGCCAACGATGGAGACCTCACGATGAAAGTACGCAAGCTGTTCGCCGCCATGGCGTCCCTGCGCGAGCAGGCTGCCGACCCCTCCGATGGCGCCCGCGGTGCCGGTGGTGCGCCCGCGCCCCAGGCCACCGCCGCCGAGGTGCACGCCGCCCTGCGCGCGCGCAACGACGAGATCACCGCGCTGGTGACCCCGTACCTGCAGCGCGATGGCGTGCAGGCCATCTACACCGCCGCCCTGGCCGACCCGTCCATGGCCGTCGACCGCGTGCGCCAGCAGGTGCTGGACAAGATCGGCGCGCAAACCGTGCCGATCGCCAGCAACGCGCGCGTCGAACTGGTCGCCGACGAGTCGGACAAGTTCCGCGCCGCCGGCGAAAACGCCATCCTCTCGCGCGCCGGCGTGGTGCAGGCCGACGGCGAGAACCCCATGCGCGGCTACCGCCTGATCGAGATCGCGCGCGCGGCAGTCGAGCGCAGCAGCGGCGGCCGTGGCCGTGGCATGAGCTCCATGGATGTGGTGGCCACCGCCTTCACCAGCACCAGCGATTTCCCGGCGCTGCTTACCAGCACCGCCCGTGCCTCGCTGTTGCGCGGCTACGATGAGGCGCCGGAAACCTTCGACCAGTGGACCCGCGCCGGCACGCTCACCGATTTCCGCGAGGCCAGCAAGGCCGGCCTGGGCTTCTTCTCCGATCTGGACCGGATCCCGGAAGACGGCGAATACAAATACGGCACGTTCGGCAAGAACGGCCAGAGCATCGTGCTCGCCACCTACGGCAAGCTGTTCGGCATCACGCGCCAGGCCATCATCAACGACGATCTGGGCGCGTTCACCAGCGTGCCGCAGAAGATGGGCCGCGCCGCCAAGCGCACCATCGGCAACCTGGTCTATGCCGTGCTGGCCAACAACCCCAAGCTGGCCGACGGCGTGGCGTTGTTCCACGCCACCCACGGCAACCTCGCCACCGGCGCCGGCATCACCACCGCCAGCGTGGGCGCGTTGCGCAAGCTGATGATGGCGCAGAAGGTGGACGGGCAGGCGGTCAACATCCCGCTGCGCTTCCTGATCGTGCCGCCGGACGAAGAGGACAACGCCATCCTGGTGCGCGACAACCAGTTCGAGGTCAAGTCCGACGGTTCCACCAGCACCAATGCCAACACCCAGCGCAACCGCTTCGAGGTGGTTTCGGACGGTCGCCTGGCGTCCGGTGCCTGGTTCGGTGCCGCCGACCCCAACCTGTTCGACACCATCGAGGTGGATTACCTCGACGGCGTGCAGCAGCCGTTCCTCGACCAGAAGGATGGCTGGACCATCGACGGCACGGAATACAAAGTCCGCATCGACGCCGGTGTCGCCCCGCTGGACTTCCGCGGCCTGGCCAAGAACCCCGGCGCGTAACCCTCGCCCCGAGCCGCGCCGGTTCGCCGGCGCCGCTCACCGCACAAACCCCTCAGCTACCGGAGCAACACCATGACCACGAAGTATGTGCAGCCGGGCGAAACGATCGACTACACGCCCACCACCGCCAAGTCCAGCAACGATGTTGCCGTCCTCGGCGTCCTGCTCGGCGTCGTCTGCGCCGACATCGCCGCCGACGATACCGGCGCCCTCGCCATCGAGGGTGTGTGGGATCTGCCGAAAAAGGCCGGCAGCGCTATCACGGCCGGCGCCAAGCTCACATGGAGCGTGGCGGATTCGGCGTTCACCACCGGCGCCGGCACGGCCGGCGACACGCTGGGCGGTGCCGTCGCCGTGGCCGCCGCAGCCTCGGCCGACACCGTGGTGCGCGTCAAGCTGCTGCCCGGCACCGGCAGCACGGTGGCCTAAGCCATGCCGTTCATCGCCGACGCCATCGACGCGCACCGTGACCTGATCCTCGCCCTTGGCGGGGAGCTGGCCACGTACGCGCCGGTGGCCGGCGATCCGGTGCCGGCCCTGGCCATGCTCGATCGCAACACCGCCGAAATCGGGGAGTACGGCCAAACCGTCGCCGTGCGCCCGGCCATCACCGTGCTCAACGTCGAGGTGCCGCAGGCGGAGCAGGGCGATCGCATCACCCTCGCCGCCAGCGCGTGGGAGGTGGTGCGTATCGCCTCCGCCGACGACATCGTCACCACCCTGTGGGTGTCGCCCGCATGATCGGCCTGCAGCAGCACATCGACCTGGTCAAGGGGTGGGTGCAGAAAGTGCGCCAAGTCAACGGCTACCTGACCGATGCCGGCGCCAACACCAGCACCGAACGCGTCGGTGGCAACGGTTCCGACAACACGCTGTTCACCGGCGTGTTCCTCGGCGCCGACGTCACGCTGCTCAACAACACGCCCGCGCGCCGCGACTGGCAGTTCGACCTGGCCGTCGAATCACGCATTCCTGTGTCTTTCAAGACCGCCGAGGCGCAAGCCGTGGCCGTACTGGAGGACCTGTTCCGTGCCATCCCGGCCAAAACCTGCGCCGGCGCGGACAACCTGCAAACCCTGGCCATCACCGGCGGCGGCATTGTCCGCGAGCCGGATGGCGTGCCCTACATCGTGGTGAGTGTGACCCTGCGGGGCACTTGCTTCGAGTTCACCTCCACCCCGCCCGCGTAACCACCTCGGAGAAAAACTATGTCCGGCCTGCTCTGCTCCGGTAATGTCCAAATCGCGCTGCTCGGCGACGACGGCACGTTCACGGGCTACATGGGTGTGAAAAACACCGTCAAGCTCGAGATCGCGTCCGCCGACAGCAACGAAAAAACCCGCAACTCCAAGATGATCGAGAACTTCGGCGTGCCGCTCGACACCGTCTACGCCCCCGGCGCCGACAAGCTCACGATCGACCTGGACGAACACGACGCCGACATCGCCGGCCTGTGCTTCCGCGGCACCGTGCAGACGCTCACGGCCGCCGCCATCGTTGCCCAAGAGGTCAGCGTGCCCGTGGTCAAGGGCGTGTGGCAGCCCATCCAGGCCGGCGCCTATGGCCTCACCGACGTGGCCGTGGTCGAGGATACCGTCACCGACCCGGCCACCTACACGCTGGGCACGGATTACCAGCTGGACGCCGCCGGCGGCATGATCCTGTTCCCGGAAGGCACCACCATCACCGACGACCACGTCAACGTCACCATCAGCGCCCCGGCCATCGCCGGTAAGCGCGTGCGCCCGGCCACCCGCACCACGTTGCGCTGCCGAATCTTCGGTCGCATGAAGAACATGGCCAACGGCCGGCAGATCATCCTCAACATCCCGGATGCCTCGCTGTTTCCCAGCTCGCCGGTCGATTTCCTCGCCGACGAATTCGCCGTGGCCAGCCTGGGCGGCACCATGAAGTCGGTCAACGGCGCCGACCCGTACACCATCGACTATCTGTAAGTCGATGGCGCGAAGGAAAGGGCCGGCGTGCAACGCGCCGGCCCTTTCGTTTGAGTGCCACCCGTCTGATAAATCTGGCACGCCCGTTCGCCGACGCTGACGGGCATGGCATCGCGTCGAAATTCCGCTCTCAAGATCTACGTCAACGGTCGCGTGGCGGACGGCTTCTACGGCCTGTCGAAGCGAGTAGGGCAGACCGTATCGCGCATGTCGGTCGCGTCACAGCGCGCCCAAGCGTCGCTGGCCCGGCGCGTGCAACCGCTGACGAAGCGCGAAGTACGCAAGGTCTACGGCATCAAGGCCAGCGCGCTCACCAGCCGCATGCGCCTGGAGACCGGCACCCGCAAGCAAAGCGACTACCTGAGCATCTGGGCCAGCACGCGCAAGCTGCCGCTGATCGACTTCGGCGGTAGCTGGGGCGGGCGCCGTACGCCGGGCGCCGTGGCATCCATCCTTGCCGGTGCGCGCAAGACCTACGGCGGCGCGTTCATCGCCACCGTGGGGTGGCGTGGCACGTCCGGTGGCGCAGTGAAGGACGGTACCAGCAGCCGCAACATCTACGTGCGCAGCCAGGGGCCTGATGGTCGGCGCGTGGGTCGCGGCCCGTTGCGCATGCTCAAGGGCCCCAGCGTGTTCGAGATGATCGCCACGCAAGGCAGTGGGCGCGGCCTGCCGGTGGCGGCGACGATCCTGCCGCAGCTGCAGGATTACTACGTGTCGGAGTTGACGCGCCAGATCGCGCTGGTGCTGCGCGATGGCTGACGCGCGCTTCGAGGAAGCCATCCGCCTGGCGTTTGAAACATCGGGTACGGAAGGCATCAAACAAGCTGCAGGCATCATCGCCAGCATGGGCGATGTCTCGGAAGAGACTAAGGCCAAGGCCGCCGCGCTGCTGGACGAAATCGGTAGCGTCGACAAGTCCGGCGCTGCGGTGCGGCAGTACAGCGAGCTGGGCAAAAGCATCCTCGACTACCAGCAGCGCATCAGCTCGGCACGCGCCAAGGTGGTCGAACTGGCGGAGGCGGTCAAGGCCAGCGACGCGCCAACGAAAGCGCAGCAGCGTGAGCTGGACAAGTCCCGTGCCGGCCTGCGCGCGCTGGTCGGCGAGCAGCAAAAGCAGCTCGGCACCCTGCGCACGCTGAAAGCCAGCCTGGACGCCCAGGGCATCAGCACGCGCACCGCCGCGGCGTCGCAGCGTGACCTGGCCGCCCGCACCGCCGCCGCCAGCGACCGCCTGCGCGCGATGGTCAGCGACCTCAAGCGCACCCGTGACGCGGACGCGGCGCTGCAGGCCTCGCTGGCCGAGGCGGCGGCGAAATCCAAGGCTGAAACCGCGCAGTACGATGCCGCGCTGCAAAAAGTGCGGCGGCGGCTGGACGACAACAAAGCCGCAGCCAAGTCCAGCGCGGAAGGCACTTCGGCCGCGCTCACCGCTACCACTGGCGTGGTCGGGCGCTTGCGCGCGGCGTTGTCCGGCATCGCGGTGTTTTTCAGCGCTCGCGGGATCCTCGGCGGCGTCAAGTCGATCCTGAGCACCGGCGACGAATTCCAGAAGTTCGAGAAACAGCTGTCCGCCGTCTACAACAGCGCCTCGAAGGGATCGGAGGCCTTCGCCTGGGCCAAGCAATTCGCGAAGGACACGCCGCTCACCCTCGGCCAGGTGATGCAGTCGTTCATCCAGCTGAAAAACTTCGGCATCGACCCGATGAACGGCTCACTGCAGGCCGCGGTCGACCAGAATGCGAAGCTTGGCGGCGAATCGGAACGCCTGCAGCGCATCACGCTGGCGATGGGCCAGGCCTTCGCCAAGGGGCGGCTGCAGGGCGACGACATCAAGCAGATGATCGAGGCCGGCGTGCCGGTGTGGCAGCTGCTGGCGGAAGTTACCGGCAAGAGCACCGCCGAGCTGCAGAAGATGTCGGAGGCCGGCAAGCTCGGCACGGACATCATGCGCAAGTTCTTCGCCCAGATGGGCAAGGATTCCGCCGGCGCCGCGAAGGACCAGATGCAGTTGCTGAGCGGGCAGTTCAGCAACCTGCAGGACAACGTCGAGCAATTCCAGGATCGCGTCGCGAAAAAGGGTGTGCTGGACTTTTTCCGCGACCAGCTGGCCAGCCTCAACGCGCTGATCGGCCAAATGGACAAGGATGGCCGACTCGATCGGTACGCGCAGACGATCTCCGATGGCATCGTGTCGGTGGCCAAGGCGGTCAAGAGCGCCACCGGCTTCCTGGTGGAGCACGCCAGCGCCATCGCTAGCGTGGTCAAGGTCTACGCCACTTTCAAGGTCGCGCGCGTCGTCGGCGAACTGGCCCTGGCCGGCGCGAAGCTTGCGGAGGGCGCCGCCAAGGCCGGCGCATTCGGCCGCGCGTTGGGCAAGATTCCCGGCGGTGTGCGCGTGGCCATCGCGGTGGTGGGTTTCGACCTGCTGGTCAAGGCCGGCAACTACATCGGCGAACTCGCCGGCAAGCACAGCGCCGCGGCGAAGAACCTCGAAGCCACGCAGCAACGCATCAATGCACAGATTCGGGCGCAAGCAGAATCGTACATGGCCGTCGAGGCGCAATACGCGCGCTTCGCCGCCACGCAGGTGCTCACGGCACAACAGGCCGCCAAGCTCAGCGTTGCCGAGCGAGCCGGCTATCAGTCGCGACTGGAAGGCCTGCAAGCGTATCTGTCGGCCAAGGCATCCGAGCAACGTCGCCTGCAGCAGCTGGGTGAAGTTTCGCAGAGTGAGCTGGATCAGACCTTGGCAGCGCTCAAGGCTGCGAAGGCCGGCATGGACGATCTGCAGGCGGGCGCCGAACTGGCGGCGTCGGCGCTGAAAAACAAGCTCAGCGTCGACGCCGAAGCGGTGCGGGCCAGCCTGCAAGGCATCGGCGACGACGCCACCACGGCGCAGACCCGGGTGGAAACGTTGTTCCAGTCGTTCCAGTCGGATTCGATCACGCACATCGGCGATATCGCCCTGGCGCTGGCAAACGTCGGCGCGCAATCGCAGGCGGCTGACATCGCCGTACGGGCTGGCCTGCAAGGCACGCTGGAACAATTGAGCAGTGCGGATCTGCTGAAATTCCAGTCGGCGTCCGCGGCCGCTTTCGCGCAGTTCAACGTCGGCGCCACCGGCTCGGCGTCGGTCGTGGAAACCGTGCTGCAGGTGGCGCTGCAACGTCTGGGCGTGGCGGCGGATCAGTGGGGCTTGGCCAGCACCGATGCCGCACGGCAGAACGTGGCAGCCTTCCAGACGGTAGCGGAGAACGCCGCCGCCACCGCCGGCACGATCGAGGCGGCGTTCAACCAGGCATTGGCCAACGCCACCACGATCGAGTCAGTGAAAGACCTAGGCACTGCGATGCAGGTGGCCGGGCAGCAAGGCAAGGTCGGCTTCGATGCCACGGAGCGCGCCGCCGCGGCGGTGCAGAACCGCATCCGTGCGTTGCAGACAGCGCTGGACCCATTGAATGCCGCGTTCGCGCAGCTGGGGATAACCTCCAAACGCTCCCTTGACGCCGCGGCGGCCGCGGCGCGCACGTCGTTTGACCAGATCGTGCGGGCGTATCGCAGCGGCAATGCGGCGATCGAGGATGTGCGTGCTGCCTTCGGCGCCTATGCGAAAACGCAGCTCGACGCGGCGGCGAACTCCGAGAGCTGGAAACAGGCGGCGGTGCGCAACGCGCTGCAAGTGCAGGGCGCCACGCTCAATGTGAGCGAGGAAATGGCCAAGCTTGGCCTGGCCGGCCTGGATGCCGGCGACAAGATCGGGCAGGGCGCATCGACTGCCGCCGACGCCCTCCATGACACCGCCGCCGCCGCCACCGCCGCGGCAGATGCCACCGACAAGGCCAGCGATAGCGCGGACCGTTACGCAGGGTCCGCCACGCGCGCTGCGGAAGCCAGCGGCGACGCATGGGTGGCATCCGGCCGCCGTTCCAGCATCGCCCTCAACGGCCTGAGCGACGCGCTGCTGCGCGCTTACGAAGCCACCAATCGCTTCGCCGGCACGCGCCAGTGGCTGGATAAGTTCAACGCGATCACCGCGGAGTGGCAGCGGCAGAACGATGCACTCAGCGAGCAGCTGGAGTCGCTGAACAAGCAAAACGCCGCCTACGACGAAATGAGCCAACGCGTGGAGGCCTTGCGCGAGCAATACGGCTACCTCAACGACGGCCAGTTGCGCGCGCTGGCGCAGGCGCAGCAAACGCTGGAAGACAACCAGAAGCGCGCCGAGGATGCCGTGAAGCAGAAGCGCGCCGAGGCCGCGCGCGCCGTGGCCGATGAACAAGCCAAGCTCACCGACCAGTGGCAGAAGGAGGCCGCCGCGCAGAAGGCGGCAGCACCGGGTGGCGGCACCGACCGCATCGCCATCGACCTCAACGTTTCCGCCAGCCAGCAGCCCGGCGCAGTCCCGGCGCAACTCAGCCCCACCGATGTGCAACGCATCGCGAACGAGGTGGTGCGCGCGATCGGCATTGCGCGCACCACGAGCAACCGATAGCCATGCCCCAGATCACACTCGGCACCGCCACCCTCCCGCCCGACCTGCAATGGTCGGACGAATTTTCGTGGGTGGCGCTGGGCGTCACCGCCAAGGTGTCGCTGACCGGCGCGGAGATCGTGCAGGCCGGCACGCTGCAGGCGGGGCGCCCGATCACCCTGCAGGGCGGTGCGGACTTCGCCTGGCTGGATTACGCCACGGTCGAGGCGCTGCGCGCGCTGGCCACCGCCGCCGGCGCCACCTACACGCTGACCATGCCGGACGGGCGCACCTACAACGTGCGTTTTCGCGCGGAAGACGTGCCGGTGGAATGCGCGCCGGTGATGCACCGCGTGTCGCCCGACACCGGCAAGCGCGACGCCCTGCAGTACATCCCCATCATCCGATTGAAGACGGTGTAACCCATGCCCATCGAAGTCACCGACATCCAGCTGCTGGCCTCCGAGCGCCTGACCGACACCGATGACGGCGGCGGCAAGATGACCGGCACCGTCATCGTCTCCGGCGCCATCAACAATTTGTTCCCGGACATCAGCCGCCTCGATCGCACCTATGGCCGCCTGAGCCTGCGCAAGGCGTTCATGTCGGTGCGCAGCCAGAACACGGACACCTACCTGGGCGCCCACGTGATCGTCACCGACCCGCCCAGCGACGACAAAGTCGCGGTGACCATGTTCACCACCGGCAGCCCGACCGACGTGCGCACCAATGCGCAGGACCGCATCGAGAGCTACCTCACCGCCGGCCCGCTCAGCGCCTACTACGTCTTCGGCAACCAGCCGCAAGGCGCCAAGGCCATCACCCTGCTGGGCCGCGTGGAGGATGCCCTGCCGGAAGTGGGCGACGTGCTTGTCATCAGCGTGGAAAGCGGTGCGGTGGTGACCTCGCAGCAATACGTGCGCATCAGCGACATCAAGGCGGAAACCCGCAACTTCACCGACAGCCAGGGCGACTACACCCGCAAGGTGATCACCCTCAGCCTTACCAGCGCGCTGCGGCAAACCTACATCGGCGCCGAGGCGAGCCGCCTGAGCAACGTGGCGCCGCCCACGCGCATCCGCACGGTGACCGTGGCCGACGCCAGCAGCTACTTCGGCGTGAGCAAGCTCACGGCGCCCGCCGCCGCCAGCGACCTGCAGGTGACGGTGGAGAGCATCACCGCACAGCTGGTGCCCAGCACCACGCGGGAGGTCGCGGTGGCCGGTGCCACGCCTGGACTGGCGCTCAGCTACATCGCCGCCAGCATCGCCCAGGCGCTCACCACGGGCGCCTCGCCGCGCTACCAATACCGCGGCGTGTTCCCCGGCAGCCTGCAGGCCAGCACCAGCAGCGGCACCGCCAAGGATGACGGCGCCGGCAACATGAAGGTGGGCACCAGCACCATCGGCGCCGTGGATTACGAGTCCGGCCGCCTGAGCGGGCCCAGCATTACCGGCGGCACCTATATCCCGGCGGCCACGGCCAGCGCCACCAGCAAGAGCTACTCCGTCGGCGTCACCCTGGCCAGCCAGGGCACGGTGTACGTGGTTACGCTGCCCAGCATCCCCAGCCCGGGCACGCTGAACGTGTCGTTCCGCTACCTCGGCAAGTGGTACACGCTCACCGACGCGGCGCGCGACGGCACCGTGGCGGGCGATTCGCTGGCCGCCGGCGGCGGCACGGTCGACTACACCACCGGCGACGTGACCATGACGCTGGGCGCCATCCCGGACGTCGGCAGCAAGATCGTCTATGCGTGGGGCGACCCGACCAGCTACGAGCAGCACGCCGGCGACTTGACCGTCACCGACCCCACGCTGATGTTCCAGGTCAGCCACTGGCCGATCAAGCCGGGCACGCTGGCGCTCAGCTGGCTCAGCGGCGGCGTGAGCAAGTCCGCCACGGCCGACAGCGCCGGCGTGGTCACCGGTGATGCCACCGGCACCGTGGTGTACCTGGACGGCACCATCATCATCAAGCCGGCCAGCGGCGCGTTCCCGGATTCCAACGCGAAAATCCAGGTGGATTACACGCAGGCGGAGGGCGCCAAATCGTCCGTGGTCGGCGCCTACAGCGCCGGCACCATCACCTTCGACCTGCCGTCCAATGTGCTGCCGCTGCAGCCCGGCGCGGTCTCTGGCAGCGTGGTGGGCGTGTTCGGCGCCAGCCAACCCACCATGTGGTGGAAGGATGACGGCGACGGCGCCATCGTCTCCGCCACCGAACTGGCGCCGAAGTACAAGCGCGTCGGTGGCGCCACCGGCAACCTGCCGATCGTGGCGGTGGCCAGCGGCAGCATCGACTACACCACCGGCCACGTCATCATCCAGCCCGGCAGCCTGGCCCAGCGCGAATTCGTCGGCACCGGCATGTTCAAGGTGCCCAGCCTCGACCCCGTCGCGGATCCGTACTTCACCGGCGAATGGCAACTCGGCGGCGGCGTGCCGACCTTCGTGCCCTCGCCGCTGGTGCAGTACAACGCACGTCGCAACGCCGGCACGGAAACCGCGCAGGCGGAGGCCATCGACTACCCCGGCGTTGGCTTCCTGCTCACCCGCACCGTGATCGACCCGATCCTGCCCGGCAGCGTGTGGTTCACCTGGGGCGGCAAAACCTACATCGACCGGCAAGGCAGCATCTTCCGCGACATGGACGCCAGCAACGGCAGCGGCACGCAGGCCGGCACTATCAACTACCAGACCGGCGAAGTGGTGCTCAACAACTACGGCACCAGCACCGGCGGCGCCGTGAGCCTGGTGGCGCTGGTGACGCGCTACGGCGCCATGCCCACCAGCTATGCCGTGTTCCGCACGCCTGGCGCGCCGCTGCGCCCCGCGTCGTTCTACGTGCAGGCCATCCGCGTGGACACCGGCGAGACGATCACCGCCACCAGCAGCAGCAACGGCAGCATCACCGGCACCTTCATCGGCGGCACCGTCAACAACGACATGGGTTGGGCGGAGGTGCGCTTCGGCAGCTTCGTCACCGCCGCCGGCAACGAAAACGAGCCGTGGTACAGCGTCGACAACGTCGTCGGCACCACGGTGTGGAAGCCGATCTTCGTCGACCCCGGCACCATCAAATACAACTGCGTGGTGCAGACCACGCTGCCTCTGGATGCGGACCTGCTCGGCATCGACCCGGTGCGACTGCCGCTCACCGGCCGTGTGCCCATCTTTCGCGACGGCAACGTGGTGGTGATCCACGACGACCGCGTCGCCAACCTCACGGTCGGCTTCGGCCCCGGCAGCACCATGACGCTGCCCGACGCGCCGATCTCGCAGGCCGCCCTGGTCGACGCCGCCGGCACCGCCGTGCCGATCAGCATGTACACCGTCGACATGGACACCGCCACCATCACCGGCGCCACCGGCTACGACGTGAGCGGGCTCACTGCGCCGATCACCGTGCAGTACACCGTCGAGGACATGCTGCTGGCCAGCAGCGTCGAACTCGGCGGCCAGATCACCCTGGTATCGCCGCTCAGCCGCGACTACCCCAGCGGCGCCAAGATCAGCAGCGCGCTGCTGTTCGGCGACCTGCAGGCGCAGAACCCGGTGTTTTTCAGCCAGGTGACGTGGCAGGGGGCATGGAGCGATGCGATCAGCGGGGCGGGGACGACGGCGCAATACAACCGGACGACGTATCCGCTGCAGATCGTCAATGCAGACACGGTGACGGAACGATGGGCATTGATTTTCACCAGCGCGAGCGGCGGGAACGTGGTGGGCGAGACGTCGGGGCAGATCGGAACGTTCTTTACGACGACCGACTTGGCGCCGATCAATCCTGTAACCGGCGCACCCTATTTCACGCTGCGCAAGGAAGGGTGGGGGACCGGTTGGGGAGTCAACAACGTATTGCGATTCAACACCGTCGGGCCGAATGCTCCGATTTGGATTGCCCGTACCGTTTTGCCAGGCGCCGAAGCGGTAACGGATGACGCCTTCCGCTTGCAGATGCGCGGGGATTCCGCGTAATGAAGACCTATCGTGATGTTGTTCTGGAGGACAACCCGCTCTTCTATTTTGAGTGCAACGAATCAGCGGGCACGTCAGTGTCCGATTCATCGGGTAACGGTCATACGGGACAACTACAGCCGAACTATTCGTTGTCCAAAGCCGGCATGAGCGGCAAGACGGGCAATGCCATCCAGTTCACGGGCGGACGAATTGAGGTTCCCTATTTCTCCGGGATCAAGCCAACAGGAGATTTCACCATTGAGATGATCGCCAGGTGGAGCACCACCCCGCAATTCGGCGGTATGCTGTTCGGGTTGTTTAATTCCGCTTCGCCGTTCACGGGGCCGACTGTATTTGCCGGATATGATCAAGCTACTGGTTCAGATAACCCGAACCTGATTACATTCAGGCAGTCATCTAATGTTGCCGATGCTATCACCATTGGTGGCGTCGGAAATGCTTATAATGATAACGTTTATCGGCACATGGTTTTTATTCGGCGCGTGCTTGCGTTGGAAATCTATTTGGACGGTAATCTTGTCGCGTCGAAGGTTCTTCCCAATATAAAAAACCCCACGGACAATTCCACCCT